TATCTTACGCCATTAGCAGTAAATTGATACTCAAAAATATCTAATTCATCCACAATCACGCCATCTGGATAACCTATCCTGCGCTGCTGGATTGCCTGAGCAAGTCCCTCCATTAATTGCTGCTTTGATTGACTGGTAAACTTTAAGCCTTCAATATTTATTCCTTCCCGCATCAAGTCCTCAAGGATCGGATCGCCAACTCCGGTGCTATCTACTAATATTGGTGCTGGAGGCAAACGCTTTATATTCTCTTTAGTATTATGCCAGTCCATTTGAAAGCGATCAAAATAAGCCACATTCCCATTTGCATCCAATCCAATGATGACAGTAAAATCCACAGACTTTGCTAAGTCAATCCCATAACTTACTATCGGCTGCCCTGATATTGGCTTAACGCAATTCCTAATAAATGCACTACCGAAAGGATTAGCACTATTTTCGGAAGGATTCGCCAAATACTCCTGCTCAAATACAACGGCAGGAAGCTGCAGTTTTGCATCCTCAATCTCTCTTATATTAATATAGGGATTGTCATAGGTTGTAAACTTGAAGCTGCGCCAGTCTGTTTCTCCACCCTTCATGAACAAAGAATAAAAATAGTTTTTGCCTCGGGGAGTTGATAAAAAAACCGCTTTCCCCTGATAATCTGTCAAAGTTGGTCGAATACTATTTTGCCATCCGCTTTCAAGATCAGGAATAAATGCTGATTCATCCACGATCACTAAATGAAATTTGCGCCCTCTTAAATTGTCAAGCCTCTCGCCAGTATAAAACTCAATACTGCCATTGTTCGGGCAATAGATTTTTAGATCAGAAATATTGTTTTTAAAAGGTAATGCCGATGTTAACTTTTCAAAAAATACTTTCGCCAGCTTATAAGTCGGGGTTATGTATGCAACCTGACCGCCTTTTATTGCTTCTTTAATTCCTATAATCTGGGATAGTTCAGACTTACCAAACCTTCTGCCGCACATGACAACAATAAAACGAGCATCACACTCTAATATCTGTTGCTGATTGATATGTGGTTTTGGCAGTTCTAACCTCATAAAATAGTTTTACCCTCTATAAATACAACTTCAATCTTTGAATCCTGCTGAATCTCTATTTGCTCTCTTGGCTTTCCGTGCCACCTTGTAAATAAAGTTTCCAAAGAATCTAAACTTCCTTTCTTTAAACTCATAACTAATGCGTTTGCAATCGTTTTTTCTAAGATTGTTGCCGCTGGGTTATCGAATACTTCCTTCAATTCCTGAATAGTCATTGCAGTCATTACCCGAATCGTATCATTAATCTGAGTTTTGGTATATCCCTGATCTTTTAAAAGATTTACATACTTCCTTTCGCTTCCCTTTGGATTGCCTGATTGACCTTTTTTCCAAGGTTTTAAGTTTTGTAAATTTGGCATGATTAATAAATAGTATATAATTTAGTCCAAGTTGTCGGAACCAAAAAATCTTTAACTTTAAAATAACCTTTAAGTTCAAAAAATAAATCCCATTCGTTTTGTTCTTTTATATTGATATGTCCCCAAGGAATATCAAAATGTCCTCTTTCAGATGTCGAACTAAATAAAATGTATTTAGGCGCAATCATATTAAACAAAGAATCCAATTCCTCATCTGTCATGTGTTCGGCAGTTTCAATAAAGTGCAGCAAATCGGTTGTAATCGGATTTTTTAATATGTGAATATGAGGTACTTGCTCTTTCATGTAATCCCTATGCGCTTTAAATACCTCAAACGCTTTTATATCATACCCTGCCAGATGATAAGCATCGGCATAAACTCCGGTTCCTGCACCATAATCCAATACTGTTTTAATTTCTAAATCTTTAATCTGCTCAACAGTTAATCGTGCTAACTCTTTAAAATCAGGATTGTGCATTCCGATTCCGTTCTCTAATTCTGTTGCTAAAAATTCAATATCTGTCATCATATTAGTGTTTCTTTTGGTAAAAATTGAGTACAATTAGTATGCCCGGCGGCTTGGCTCATTCTGTAATCTCTGCCCAATCCCTGAACAACTGCCATAAAACTTGACTGATTCCCGCTAACATATTTTGCACCCGCTTGTAATTGCGCAAGTTCTAAATAATCCCTAATCTCATACCTTTCAATCAAATGCTTGTAAGGCTCATACTGAGATTCAAAACCTACAAAATAAACATTATCAGAATTGTCCTTTAAAAAGTTTATCTCTGCAACCCAATCAGTATAATCATTTTGATATCGTTCAGTTACATTTATGAAGCTATTATTTGAGATTATCGGCTCAACTTTTAACCAGCCTTGCTTCCAACTTTCATCTATAATCTGGAAACTTTGCAAATGCAGCTGAACCAAATGAGTTAAATGCAAATGATCATTATTTCTGAATTTATCCAAATCATAAATCGTACCACATAACTCCCTGCCTTTTTTGACTTCGTGGATATATTCCTGAGATTCTAATAATGGCAGAACCGTATTGTACAATTCATCAGGTAAATTCACATTGAAAATGCCTCCGCCTAATGCCTTGATCGTAGGCATAGCATAGATCACATCTCCAGTTGCGCCGCTATGGTAAAAGTTGTTCATTTGTCTATTTCTGCAAGTTTTCTCTGCGCCCAAGCAATACCCTCATCACCTCCCCAAGCTAACCACATTAAAGCACCGCAATCTGTTTTTGGATCTCCCTTTGAATTTTCCCGATGCCTTTCAAAACTTGACATCCTGGCAATTGTTTCCCTGCTTATGTTTTCGCCCTTAGCAATCTGATTTGCCCTTGTCCAGCCGACTAAAGTTCCGCATCCTTTATCGTTTTCTTTCTTGATATTTAATGCTCTCCTTGCATTTGCTTTGGCTGCATCTGGGTAGTCATTATAACTATCAACCATTGAAACTCTAATCGCCGCCCAAACTGACTGCGCTTTCTCTTCGGTATCAAATATACATGCACCGGATCCGATCCGATACTTTCCGTTACTGCATTTAATTACTGGCATATAATTTATGATAAATAGCGTAACGCTTTTTATTTACTTCGTGCAGATTAAAATGAAGATTGCAGAAATCGTAAAGATCATTCCCGTATTGGATCCTGGCATCCTGATCAAAAGTTAATAACCTGATCCAGTTGTACCAATCCTTCTGCGAGTTCACATAACAGACTGGCAAATCTTTGTACGGATGCACGTTGCTCACAATCGCTGGGTTTTTCTTTGATGCAGTTTCCAAAACCTTGAGGTTTGATTTCATTGTGTTGAATCTATTATCTACCAACGGAATCAAACTAATATCAGAGTCGCAATAGGCTGCCATGTATTCGGTAACCTGATTGTAATTGTAAATAGTCGGGTTCAGTTTCAATCCATTGGTAAACGCGGAAATCATGCCATCCCAAATATGTTTCTCGTTTTCGTTATAACCAGCAATCACAGTTCTAACCGGAAAGTTTATCCGCTTCATTGGATTTTTCAGAATATTTAAATCCTTGCCATGTGTGCCGGATCCCGACCAGAATAAGCGCACCAGATCAGAAGGCTTTTTATCTAAAATAAACTGTTCCTCTCCAAAAGGAATTGCATTAGGCAATATCTCCACGTTTTTATTAAGCTTGTATATCTCATCCGCTAATCGTTCATGAGTGCAAGTGCAGAGATCCGCAATCCTAATCCAGTCCATGATTTGCTCAGTTACTTTGTTGGCTTTGTAGCTTTCATACAGAATATGCGAAGGATCCAAATGCCAGTAGTCATCATTATCAACTACCAATTTAAACCCATGCTTTTTGCGCCAAGTATCCATCTGATCTGGCGTTATGTTTGCCAACATTCGGTTTAGAATAACGATGTCGAAATTGCCCTCAAAGGTTTCATCGCTTATTGTATCGGTCATCAGGCAGTAATCTTTCTGCATGTTTGCAATCGGCATCATTATCCTATGATAACCAACTCCGCTTGTTTTGCTTGTAATTGCAAGTATTCTCATTGTGCTTCAAACCATTTATACAATCTCATGATCATGTCATACTTACAGTTCCCGCACCAAACGGAAAGCATAAAATGAGGATCAAGATACAATCTGTAAATATGCTCATACATTTGCAGTACCGGAAGATCTAAATTCCTGATATAGCCATTTTTTGCAGATTCGTAATTGCTCTCATTAGCAATCAGCCATTCTCGATGCTCTTGTTTCATTTCCATAAACTCCACATTAATTTTGTTACAATCGGCGCACAGAATCCAGCGATAAAAATCGTGCTGGTAATTTCTTGAATCAATTCAGGTGCATAGTAATGTAATGGTGAAAGCCACGCTGCCAGACAACTTCCGCAATTAAAAGGCTTGAAATTGATTTTCCATCTATGATGAAAATGATGTATTTCCGTAAAAAATAGTGATGCACAGATTGCGGTTATAATTGATAAAATCATTTTTTGATGTTCTTTTTAATCTCCGCTTTAGTCTTATTGATTGATCTAACAATCGACATATAAGGGATCCCGGTCTTTCGGCTTAATTCTTTCGCATTCTTTTTAAAATCTAAAGCGTATAACTTGAACAGTTCCCGGTTATACCAATGCAGGTTTTGTAAATGTAATTCTATTTTCTGATAAGATTCCTCTGGATCGCTTTCCACACTTTGAACTTCCTGATCGTTCTCCAGCAATTCGGTATAGTTTCTGTAATTCTTAAAAAAATTGCTTCGGTCGCTTTTAATCATGTTCAGCATAATCCTGACCATGTAATATTTTAATTCATTCCTTTGATATAATCCGATTAGCTTCTCCTCCTCCATTTCGCAGAGTATTAAAAAAACTTCAGCTTTTAAGTCCGCTTGTAACTCTACTGGTTGCATCTTTTCAAATGCCTCATTGACTGACTTTGATTCCCAAAACTCAGCTATGATTTTATCCCTGGACATTTGATTTTTTCACTGCATTTTCATTGCAAAGGTATCCATTTAATCCTCAAAGTTACAAAAATCTGATAACTTCCTAATTTTTGTATAATCATTATTGAACTCACAATCATTCAAAGTATCTATCCGTTGTTTGATGCAGGATATGAATGTTATGCGCCTTGATTCTGCAAGTCGGTTAATATCCAATATTTCACCGGGTTGTAACCCATCCAGCATCCGAAAGGCTTTTACTAAATCTTCGTCTTTATTCATCATATAATTCCAGTATAACAGTATAACACCAGTATAACAAGCCTTTGTTATAGTGTAACTTACTGACTATCAATTAGTTAACCCCCACTATAACAGTATAACACGATTTTCACGTTTTTATAAATTTATTCCTGTATAACAAATCTATATATAATAATAATAGGTTATTTTTATTATCTACTGTTTTTGTTAGAGTTGTTATACTACTTTTACAAATACGTGATTTGCTTGTTATACTGTTATACTGCTCAAAAAATTGGGTTTTTAGTATCATAAAGCTGGTTTTTAGTATAACAAACTCTTTGTTATAGAGGTGTTATAGTGTTATAGTGCTGATTTTCGTAACTGTTTGATAATCAGAAGATTTTCTCATAATTAGCATTTTTCTGTTCGCCTGATTTTAAAAGTAGTTGATCTTTCTTATCACTCCATCGACCTACCACTACCCTGACATATTCGGGTTTAAAGTTGAGATTTTTAGCAATTTCAATAGCAGTTTTCATTGAAAAGTTAGCCGGAAGTGACTTATAAAAGTCGGCAAGGTTTCCAGATACTTTATCAAGTGGTGTCAATGGTGCTAAAATTTTCATTGATTTGTGCATATTCCCTAAGAAGTATTCAGTTAATCTTATGGCTCGTTCCATAGCTTGATTTGATACCTGATTGCTGATATTTCTAGCATCATACATTACTTGGATGATAAGAGAAAAACGTAGGCAATAGTCCTGATATTTTGCTATAACTCCCTTAATATTGTCATCTGGCGCAAAGTTGTATTTCTTATTTTTATTATTAAACCACTCAGCATAAAGTGCATTTGCATCATCTGATAATGTATAAAATCGCTGATTTTCTCTAAGTGATAAAAGGCATAAAAACAAATCCTGCATTTCATATTTTATAATGGATGGGATTTCATACTTTGTCCAGTCTTTCTTTTTGTCCGGTTCTGGATAGCAGAATAAAAACCTATGATAAAATCCATTATGCTCATTTTCCTTATTGCTTAATGAATCCAATACACCCGGCTGAATACCACCAACTATTGAACAGAAAGGATTTTCGACTTTGTTTTCTTCGCGTGATATACGTTGTAATAGTACTGGAGAACCTGACCATAATTCTAACCATTTTTGAACCTCATCATTATCGCCGTACCTGTTCATCCGTTTTAAGAATCCAGATAACTCATCAGCTAATATGCAACATCCATCAGGATTATGAGATAGAATTTTAACTACCATTTCAATAGTACTATCCTTAATAAGGATTTGCTTCATTGCTGGAGGCGTTGGTTCATCTATACCCTCTCCCTTTTTTTGGTTCTTGTATTCACCAAGTTTTGATTTATATATTTCCTTTTCAGCTAAATAGTCTTTATACAGTTTTGCATCGTATGATTCAATATAACTAAACATTGTTTTTAAGGATGGACTCTTTGAAGCACCTGGAGGCGCGACCATTGCAATATAAAGTATAGGCTTGACTGTATAGCCATCGTTAGCTATAAGTGTCGCTGAATTGCCTATAATGCTTGATACTGCGCCAAGTGCCGCAGCCGCTAAGTAGTCATGTTGAATATGACTGTAATTTATAAAGTCAAGTATGGCATCCGGGAATATATCATAAGGAAACTTTAACCTATCAAGTGCAATTAAAGGCTGATTAGTGACTGGCTCTTGTTCGATAATTTCAATATTTGCACTATCGCAAATCATCTGAATCTTATCTACTGTTGAAGTCCAGTCTTTATCTTGATCGTAATATACTAACCTTGATGGGCTTAAATTCCAGCTATGATCATCCTTATCAGAACGAGTTCCCCAATGAGGGAAACCCGGCAATGATGAAGTAAAAAGCTGAACATTCTTTGTACTAAAATAAACCTTTGCTGATAGTTTAGCCTTAGAACCTTTTCGTAAATAGGCAATAAATTTGTCTTTCTTGTTGTACTTATAATCCCGGTTTACAAATAATCCTATCTCGTTTAATACTAAAACAAAGGCTTCCTCTGTAATATTTCGGTCAAACTGTAAGCATAGGTTTTCATATTCACGTGGATACTCAATAATAATATTTGAGCGTTCCCCAGCCACCGGGATATATTTATCAAATGACTGAGCGCATGACATAAGGGTGTCAAATTCATCATCTGTCAATTCATCTAAATCCGTAAACTCATTATGAAACATATTGTATCCCGGTGTCGGGTCACAATAGGAAAGTGTGCCACCTGTGTATAAGGCAATAACCTCCTCCCCTTTTATTTCTCTGGCTAATGATACTTTACTTTTTAATTTGGAATATTTAATATAAACGTGATAACCAGCGTTTCTTGTTTTTTCAATACATATTTTACTAAATATTCCATCATCCTGAGATTGAACGGCTTTCATCCATATATCAAAAACAAACTTATCCTCTGTATTTTTTAGATCAAAGTCAATACATCCAAAAGGCGGAAATAACTTTAAAGCTATTCCATTTGCAGAACTTACATCATTAATAAAATTACTGAAAGTTGTTTCTGTATAATTTTCTGAAGTAACCTTACCATGTTCAATACAATGTGAAGTTGCTGATTTAGTATCGGCATCCCAAATTAAAGGAATCGGCTTCAAACCTAGTTTGAATAGATCAATAAATCTTTCGGCGTTCATTTTACCGCCCCGGAAAATAAAGCAGGTTCTAATCCATGTATTGATCTATGGCAATCTGAACATACGCTAACAAGATCAAAAAGAGGCTCTTTATAAATACGGGCATAGGTCAAATGATGAACCTCGTTTGCTGCATTAATTAAACAAGCTTGACAAATATATTTATCTCGATTTAATACTCTTTTTGCTTTATCTTTCCACTCCATAGATTTAAGATAAACATCGTTATAATACCTACGTTGCTCTTCTTTTTGATCTTCAAACGCCTTCTGTTTTTTATCCATTAGATACCTATAAAATTTACTTACGCGTTCGTTGCGTTCTCTTTGTAGGTCATTCGCTTGATCTTTAGTTAATATTTGTAGCTTAATCCATTCATTTGGATTAGTCATTTTAACTAATGCAGAAACATAATGACAGTTTTTACAGTAATTTCTTTTTGTTGGTTTGCCGTCTGATCTTGGCATATTGATAAAAATTAAATCCGGCTGAATACAGCAAGCATCTAATTTTTTTGCACAACCTCTAAAACAGTCTTGGCATTCAATGAAAATATCATACTTTCCTTTGTGTATGATTTTTTCATTTACGCAATTTTCACATGATAGTTCCATAAAAAAAATACCCCCACAAACCACAATGAGCGTCCAGTCCTGCCAGGCGGCAGATAAGGCATTGAGATAAGCAGGGGATTTTTTAATATTTTCATAACTGAACGCTAATAACAAATATAGTAAATATTTTTAAATATTCATATACTCTTCAAACTTTCTTTTCGCTTCCTCAAACCCTTCAGCAAATACACAACACCAACCTAATGAGCGTAAAAATTCATGCATCTCCGCTTGTTCCTGCACATGCTTTTGAGTTGACAGACTGCCATCCTTTAAGAAAGTCCCGGAGTCCAGGCGTTTCATTTCAATCATTAAACCGCAATAATTTCCGCATCTATGATAAATCTGAATA